GTTGCATTTCTCACTTGCACGGTGCAAAGATACGAATTATTTTTAATATAACAAGCATTTTGAAGAAAATTTTTTCATTTTTCTGCAAAAATGTTGATAAATAAAGCATAAAATCACGAAAAAACGCGTGTATTATTGTAATACATTGCTTATTTTTGCAACTGATTTGAAGTTTAACAATTAAAATTCACGAACAATGAAGAAAACAATTCTCGCATTACTGATTGCAAAGTTTTCGGGCGTGCGAAAAGACGGTTTGGCAGTCTTGGCGGGTGTTCTTGCCCTACAAGCAACAACCGAGGACGAAGCGAAAGGCATTGTCGAAAAGTTGACCGATGCGCAAGTCAATGATTTCGTCAAAGACTATCGTTCCGATGTGGACAAAGAGGTCAACGAATCCAACAAGACCTTTGAAAGCAATTTGCGCAAGAAGTATGACTTCAAGGAAAAGGAAACCGAACCCGGCGGCGACCATTCCGACAAGACAGACCCAAACGACATTGCCGCAATGGTCAAAAGTGCAATCGCGGATGCCGTCAAGCCGTTGCAAGACGAATTGAACGGTTATCGCGCAAGCGCATTGTCGGATTCCAGGTTGAAGCAGTTGAACGAGATTCTTGGCGGATGCAAAGACGAAGCATTCAAGGCGAAAGCATTGAAAGACTTTGGTCGCATGACATTCAACGATGATGACGCGTTCAATGAGTTCTTGAACGACACAAAGACCGATGTTGAATCCGCAAATCAGCGTGTCGCCGATTCCAATCTTTCATCCGAAACCCGCCCATTCTTTGCGAACAAGGGCGATGACGGCGTTTCCAAAGGAGTTGCCGAATTTGTGGAATCGCAGAAGCCCGGAAGTGACACGTTCACGGGCAAACAAGTTTAACGATTAAAACCGAAAAAGAAATGTCACTTACAATTAAACGACAGAAAGACAACCGCGTTGTGAAGTGCATTCTTCACCGCGTTGCAGACATTCCAGGCGGCGTGACCGTATCGGTTGCGAACCTTGGCGGTTCGGCTCTGTATGAGGGAACACCGCTTGCCAAGGGTTCAAACGGATTGTATGAGGTTTGCAAGACCGCCCAGGTCGTAACCGCAGCAACCGCAACCGCAACAGATTATGAGGTCGCAAAGGGTCATCACTTCAAGGTTGGCGATTACTTTGCCGTTGGCAACAACAACGGTCAGCAGATAACCGCAATCAACAAGTCAGATGCCGCAAAGGATGTTATCACCCTTGGCACAACCCTTGGCGCGGCTATCCAGGCGGGCGCAACCGCTTTCCAAACAACGGGCGCAAACAAGACCGTCAAGAACACCCCGGTTGCCATTGCGGGTTCAAACATGGATGTTGAATCCAACACCAACTTGTTTGTTGACGCATGGGTGATGGGTGTTGTTCGCGAAGCCAACGCCCCGGCGGTAACTGATGCCGCAAAGACCGCCTTGAAAGGCATCATTTATGTCTAACCAATAAAACCATCAAGAAGATATGCAGAAATCATTGATGATAGGGTTGAACGAAAAGGATATGGCAGCCGTCATTCATACTTATGATTTGAAAGACTACTATTATCCAACGTTGTTCCCCTTGAAAGAAACAACACGTCTTGATTGGAAGATGCTTGAAGCCCAGGCGGGTTTGAAGATTGCCGCCGACCTTGTGTCACGCGGTTCTACAATTCCACGCAAGACCCGTGAAGCCATTTCACGAATCCAGGGTGACATCCCCAAGATTACCATTGCCCGCGAGAAGAACGAGGACGAGTTGACAGAATACGACATCATGGTCGCTATGTCATCCAACAACCCCGACTTGCGCGCCCTGGTTGAGTTTTGGGCAGAGGACACCAAGTTCTGTTGGGATGGCGTTGCCGCCCGTTTGGAGTGGATTGCCTTGAAAGAAATTTCACTTGGAAAGGTCACTTTCACAACGTCCAACAACGCTGCAATCGTGAGTGAATATAATGTCGATTACCTTGTTCCCGCCGAAAACAAGATTGGCGTTCAGACCGCATATTCCGGAACATCCGGAAAGCCTTTGACCGTTGATTTCCCCAAGGCACTTAAACTTGGCAAATCGCTTTATGGCGCGAAGTACAAGTTCGCGTTCATGAATGTCGAAACCTTTGACAAGTTGGCAGCACAAGAGGAAGTTGTGAAGCGTTGTGCAACGGTTGTCGAGAATATCGCAAACACCCAGGACGTGCCAAGCCTTGAAGCCGTCAACAACTATCTTGCCAAGAAGAAAGAAACGTTCAAGGGCTTGCAGATTATCGTCATCGACCAGGACATCACCATCGAACTTGCCGATGGTTCACGCAACACGGGCAATCCGTTTGAGGATGATGTCATTCTGTTCAGCGAATCGAAAGTCCTTGGCAACACATGGTGGAAAAAGCCTATTGATGCCAAGAAACTTCCCGGTTCAGTTGCCGAAAAGGTCATGCACGGTCACACCCTGGTCAAGAAGTTCAGCAACGAAGAACCCGTCCAGGAAGTCACCCAGGGAATCGCAAACGCATTCCCCGCTTGGAATCTTGCGGGACGTTCTGTTCTTATGCAGACCAACGCAACATCCTGGAACAAGAACTAAAAACCGGGCGGGCGGCGGCATGGAGTTGAAAGCCTTGTGTCTTTGCCGTCCGCCATTTTGCTAATGCGATATGACGAATAAACAATACTTGGAAAAGACCTTGAACGGATTGAACGTTTCGGCGGATGACATCGAAATAATCATGTTGAAAGCCGGAATCAAAGCCGATGACGATGCCGATGCCGGAAGTTGCGACAATGCCGTGTACAACCGTATGTCGGTAGTCTTGAAAGGGATGACGCAAAATGTGACAGAGGGCGGATATTCCGTTTCCTGGAACATGGATGCCGTCAAATTGTTTTATAACGCCCTTTGCAATGAACTTGGCAAACCAAACGTGTTGTTTTCCCGTCCTAAAATCCGCAATAAATCAAACATTTGGTGATAATGGCATTCGTAAATCAATACCCGCATTTTCTGTTCTTGGTTCAACCATCCGAGGAATCAACACAGAACGAAGATGGTGATTTCCAGGAATCAACACCCGGAATGACCTTTCTTTCTATGTGTCGAGAGGAAACGGACGGGCGCGGAACTGAAATCCAGGTCGGCGGCAACATGCACAAGATTACATCCTTGATTCAGTTGCCAAAGACTTGTCCGAAAGTTGAACTTGGTGCAAAAGTGGTTGTTGCCAACGATGCAGAGGGTGCAGATGTCAGAATCACCGGGGTTTGCTTGCGATTCGACCCATCACAATTGCATTCGCGATTATGGCTATAAAACCGAACTTCACCCGCGAAGATGTCAAGGCGCGCATTGATGCGTTCCTGGAAGCGGTCAAACAAAAACAGATTGAACGCTTGATGATGCTTGGTGAAATGTGTGTCACACACGCCCGCGAAGTTCCGCCCGAAATCGGTTTCCATGACCAAACGGGCAACTTGCGTTCCTCAATCGGTTATGCCGTGTTTGTTGATGGTGTTGCCGTTCATTCGGTATATGAACAAACGTTGAGTGGGGCGACCGGGGTCAAAGCCGGACAATCCCTTGCAAGAAAGGTTGGAAGCGAAACAACGGGCGTTTGCCTGGTCGTGACCGCCGGAATGAATTACGCCGTTCATGTAGAATCAAAGGGACGTGATGTAATAACATCCGCCGAGCAATTAGCAAAAAGGGAATTGCCAAAGATGCTTGCAAAACTTGTCGAAAACATTAAACGCGCAGCAGAATGAAAACTTCTTTTGATATTGACACAATCGTTTTTCGCATGTTGAACGTTCCAACGGTCAAGAATGCGATTTCCGGCGGAATATACAAGGGCGATGACCGCCCGGAAGATTCCCAGGATGAAGATATTTGCATCAACACCATATCTTCAACACAAGACTTCTTGCCACAGATTGCGACAAGCAACGTGAACATTTACGTTGCAGATGTCCCCAAGATTGTGAAAGGAAAGTCGATGATGAAAGCCAATACAACGCGTTTGAAAGCAATCACGACCAAGGTCATGCAAGTGTTGAGGGAAACGAAGATTCCCGGTTTATTGTTCAAGGTAGATTCACAATCAACATTGTCCGAAATGAACGTGAAGCAACACTTCGTGAACATTCGGATTTCATGGAACATTCAAAGTGAGTAATAACAATTAAAAAATCAAAATTATGCCACAGTCACAGAAAACAGTTATCACCCTTGGACTTTGCCAAATCAAGGTTGGTGAGGTTGTAAAAGACGAAAACACGGGTGACGCAACGGGCGCAATGCCGCAGACAATGGTGAAGATTGGCAAGACCTACAAGGACACCGCCAAGATTGGACAAGACGCGTCAGACGTAACGGAACACTTCGAAGAGGGTCATTCCGCCCCGGAAGTTCGCAAGAAGTCCAAGAAGATTCCAAAGGTCACTTTCTCAATCATGAACCCCGACCCAACAATGCTTGCCGCATACATCGGTGGTGATGTTGACGCAACATCGGGCGCATGGTTGTTTGATGGTGACGAAGTTGTCGCAAACAAGGCAATCACGGTTGAAACCGAACAAGGTCTTGACTTCGAGATTCCAAACGGCGACATCGAAGCCGTCATCAACGGCGACTTGTCAACATCCGGAATTGTCCTGGTGGACTTCACCGTCACACCTTGCGCCGTTTCTGATAGCGCGAAAAAGGCAATTCACGCCGTTCCAAAGCCTTAAAACGGATTAGACGGCGAAAGTCTTACATTCAAAAACAGAGAAAGCCCCAAGACCCCGTGTTTTCGGGGCTTTCTTCCTAAAATAACGCAAGGATATGGAAGAAAAAAACGATAAAAAGCAACTTGAACTTGAACGTGAAGAACTGAATCGCATTGTCAACAACGGCGTGACGTTCGAAGTCGAAGATGTTGAAGCGATGGTGACGAAGCGTTCATTTTTCGGTTTGTTCAAGAAACGCGAACTTGTCAAGGTGACAAAGACATTCAAGATTGAAGAACCGACCCTTGGAACGCTTGACCGCCTTTCCCGTGAATGGGTTGAATTTGCAATTGACGAAGAATCGTTGAAAGGCAAGGACGGCATGAAAGAAGCGCGAACGATGGTGAATCACCATGCGAAACGTTGCGCGAAAGTCATTGCAATCGCCGTCATTGGTAGCGAATACGAGATTCCGGTTACAGACAAGAACGGCGTTGTCAGAATGCGTGAAGATGTGAAGCGTTTGAACGAATTGACATCGTTGTTTACCCGTAGAATCAAACCATCCCGTTTGTATCAGATTTATATCTTGATTCAGACGATGTGCAATCTTGGGGATTTTTTGAACTCTATTCGATTGATGTCAGCAGACCGAACGACAATGCCGATTCGGATAGAGGAAAACGGGGTCTAAAAAGTCCATACGGTCGCCGGGGTGCAATATGTGAACATTTCGGTTGGACTTATGACTACTTATTGAATGGCATTGCCTGGTCAACGGTGCAAAAGATGATGGTTGACGCGCCGGGATTCGATGCAGACAAGGACGCGGACGTTCAGAACGTACAATTGACCAATGAGAATAGTGAAAGTATTTTGAATTATGTAAATAGCATGATGTAATGGCAGACGTTGACAATGGCGCGTTATCATTTAGCGCATTATTAGATAATTCACAACTTGACGCGGCAACGGAAGAAACCTTGCGCCGTGTTATGGGTTTGACAGATGCAACCGTGCTTGGCGGCGAAAAGATGGAACGCGCGTTCAACGCGACCGCCGAATCCATCCGTTCCGCATTGAAGCAAATCGGCGTTGCATGTGCAGAACATGAAGAAAAGATTGAATCGCTTGAAGCCGAATACAAGCGACTTGGAAGCGAAGCATCCGCCGCGTTCATGCAAGGACGTGAAGATGAAGTTCGCCGCATCAAGGAACAACAAGCGGCAATCCAGGGAGAAATCACCGTTCGCAAGGCGTGTTTGGATGAACTTCGTGAATATTCGAACATCCTGGAAGATGCAGCGACAAAGCAAGAAGAACACCGCCAAAAGATTGATGACAACGCAAAGGCGGCGGATTCTATGCGCACCCGCATCAAGGAACTGAAAGAAGAAATGATGTCACTTGTTGACCAGGGAATTGATGAACAAAGTGCGCATTACCAGGCATTGAAAGACGAACTTGGACGTTTGCAAGACATCCAATCCGATGTCATGCAGCAAGGACGCATCCTTGCCAATGATGAAGCGCAATACCAAGGTATCATTTCCGGTCTTTCCGGCGTTGCGGGCGGTCTATCGGCTGCAACGGGTGCAATGTCCTTGTTTGCAGGGGAAAATGAAGATTTGCAAAAGGTGATGACCAAGGTGCAATCAGTCATGGCAATCACCATCGGTTTGCAACAAGTGTCGGAAGCCTTGAACAAGGATTCGGCGTTCACCCTGGTAACATTACGAAGCGCGAAAGAATGGTGGGCGAATGCAGTTGCCAAAGCCGCCGCCGCCGAAACCGCCGAAACAACGGCGACCGCCGCGAACACAACGGCGACAACGGCGAACACCGCTTCAAAGGTTGCCAACGCCGGGGCATCCGGTGCATCATCAACCGCACACACGGCAAATGCCGGGGCGATAGCAACGGAAACGGTTGCAGCAAAGGCGGGAACATTCGCCAACCTATCACTTGCGGGCGCGTTCCGGGCGGTTGGTATTGCCATCAAGACAATTCCCGTGTTCGGATGGGTTGTTGCCGGAATATCCGCTTTGATTGCCATTGTATCGCATTTTGTAAGCAAGGCGAACGAAGCCAAGAAAGCGGCAAAGGAATTTGGCGAATCCGTTGCCGAAAACGCATACAAGCCAATTGGAACAATCATGCAGTTGTCGAACGAGTGGGACAAATTGGGTGATAACCTTGCCGCCAAGGAAAAGTTCATTGACGAAAACCGCCAAAGGTTTGACGAATTGGGTGTTGCCGTCCGGAACACCCGTGACGCGGAAAATCTTCTTGTTGCCAACAAGGACGCGTTCATTGCGGCGCAAATCGCCAAGGCGAAAGCCCTTGCGATGATTACGCAGATGCAAGAAAAGGTGAAGAAATCGTTGGAACTGCAAGCCGAAATCGAATCCATGCCGGACAAGGTGACAAGGTATGTTTCAGACCCGTCCGGATTCAGCACGTTCACATACCAGGTCGAAAATTCTTCAAAGAAAGAAAAGAAAACGGAACTTGACGCATTAAACGCCGAAATCAAAAAGGGTTACGAATCCGCGTATAACTTTGAGAAAGAGGGGGCAAAGGCGTTGAAGAATGCCGGAATCGGTGGCATGAAAGAATATGCCGCCGGAACGGTTGGTGCAATTGAACAAGCGATTGCCAAGAAGAACGAAGCCTTGAAGAACTTGAAGCCGAACACCAAGGAATATAAAAATACCGTCAAGGAAATCGCGGACTTGCGCAAACAGATTGACACGAGTTCATCACCGAAGTCCGGCGGTTCTTCAAGAAAGACATCCGGTTCGGGTTCGGACAAAGACCCGTTCGTTGAGAAACTGAAAGCCAGGAAAGCGGAATACCAACGTTTCTTGAATTGGGTCAATTCCGGTGATGAAATCCTGGTGAATGCCGCAAAGACAGAGTTCAAGGGACTTATCGCAGAGGGCAAGACGTACATTGATTATTTGAAGAATCAGCGTGACCAACTTCTTGCAATCGGTGACAATGAGCGTACAAAGCAACAGAACGCCCAATTGCGCGCGTTGAACAATGCCATTGCAGAGGAAACCAAACGAACCGTCCTTGAATCGTTCAACGAAGAACTTTCATCTTCTTTGACCAACGCCCAAACGGTCATTGAAATGTTGGGAATCATCGAGCAGAAACGCAAGGAACTTGAAAGTGACGAATCCGGGTTGTCAGAGCAAAAGCGCGAAAGCCTGGATGAAGCCGAACGCGATGTCATTGCCAAGCAACAAGAACAGACAAACGCGTTGTTGAACGATTACGCATCATATCTTGACCGCAAAATCAAGATGGAAATGCAGTACAACAACGACATGAAGTTACTTGAAGCCGCAAGAAGTAAGGCAACAACGGATGCCGAACGCAAATCCATTGATGCAGCAATCGCCAACCGCAAGAACAAGTTCGACCAGGATTCGAAAAGTTCCGGTGATGCCGATTATGACGCAATGTTGAAGCAATTCCGGACGTATGAGCAAAAGAAAGAAGCCATCCATGAAGATTTTGAGGAAAAACGCCGCATTGCCAGGTTGCACGGCAACGAAGAACTTCTTGCCGAACTGAATGTCCAGGAAGCAAAGGCGCAATTGCAAAATTCTTTCGACCAACTGAAAGCGTCCCCGGAATATGTCAGCGCGTTTGAAGATTTGAAGAACGTTTCCGATGAAACGTTGACGTATCTTCTTGGTCGCTTTGAGGAAGTGAAGATGTCGGCGGCGGAAAATCTGAATCCGGAAGATTTGCGCGAGTTCGCCAACACCATGAAGCAAATCGCCGATGAACTGAATGCGCGTGACCCGTTCGCCGCATTGAAACAAGGTTACAAGGAATTGAAGATTGCGGCGAAAGAACTGAAAGCCGCCGAAAAGGAACTTGCGACCATCCGCAAGAATGGCGGTTCGGGAACGGCGGCGGAAACGGCGGCAATCAAGAAAGTCAACAAGGCGAAAGACGAATACATAAAAAAGAACAACGAAGTCAAGAAAGCCGAAAAGACGGTCACGGATGCAATCGGCGACCTTTCGAATGCTTTAAGTGATGTCGGCAAATCCATTGGCGGCGAAGCCGGACAAATTATTTCCTTGATTGGTGACATCGGTTCTTTCACAATGAACGCAATCCAGGGTTTTGAAACCGCATCGGAAGCATCTTCCAAGGCGATTCAAACGATGGAAAAAGCGTCCGTGATTCTTGCCATCATATCGGCGGCATATCAGATTGCCACAAAGATAATGAGCCTTTTTTCCGGTGATGACGGCGAAGCCGAATACAAGAAAGCGGAAGAAATATACAAGGCTTATATCAAAGTCCTTGATGATGTTATCGCCAAGCAAAAAGAATTGATGGAATCAATGTCAAGCGAAAATGCCATCAATTCATACAAATACGCCCTTTCGCTTATCAGAGAGCAAGAAAACGCGGCGCGTGAACTTGGTCGCCAATACTTGAACGCGGGTGCATCATCCGGATTCCTGGGAATCGGTTCAAAACCGTCACATGGTGTTGCACAACGTGACGATATATCCGGCGAAGCCTGGGAGCAGTTTTGGGCGGCGGCTGCAAATGCCGGGTTCAATGGTAATGAAGCGGGCGGCGGTCGAATGACCGGATTGTTCGACTTAACGGTTGAACAATTGCAGTATCTGAAAGAACACGCCCCGATATTTTGGGCGCAACTTCACGAAGAAACCCGAAACTATCTTCAAGCAATCATTGATTGCCAGGCAGAAGCCGAAACCCTGGGCGAAAAGTTGAACGAATCGTTGACGGGCGTGTCAATGGACACCTTGAATGATGATTTCCTTTCCATGCTTCAAGAATGGGACTTGTCAGCCAAGGAAGTTGCCGCGAACATGGCGGAATACATGCGAAAAGCATTGATTCAACAGATGTTCAAAGCACAATACAAAGCCGAACTTGAAAAGTGGTATAAGATGTGGGCGAACGCAATGAACCCGGAGGGTGAGGGCGGCGCGTCCATAACAGAGAACGAGCAACGCGCCCTTGATACATTGCGCAATTCCATTGTGAACGGCGCAACGGCGGCGGCGCAACGCATCAACGACCAATTCAAGGAGTATCACCAGGACGAAGATGAAGATGACACAACATTGACCGGGGGCGTTCAAAGCGTGTCAGAAGAAACGGCATCCATCGTTGCCGGACAAATGAACGCAATGCGAATCAATCAAGTCGAGGCGACCGGGGTTTTGCGCCAACAACTGATTGCCCTTAATCAAATAACGCAATATGTCAGATATTGCACACACCTTGAAAGGATTGAACGCATCGTTTACCTTTTGGAACAAAGGTTTGGCGATTCGGAACGTTCGCAAGGATTGTAAAACTTTAAAGTTAAAATGATATGAATGCAAATAACGTTATTTTGAATTTGCCTTTCGATGAACCGAACGGGTCGGCAAAGGCTTATGATTATAGTCAATCGCGCGCCGATGGTGATGTTGTCGGTGCAGAGTTCGCCAAGGGCAACAACGGCAATGCAATCTTGTTCCCGGATGGTGTCGGAAAGTGCGAGGTGTCGAAAAACATTCTTCCGAACTTGTCCGGCAACTTTACGATGATGTGTTTTGTGCAGAACAAGACATGTGAATGCGGTTCGCCAAGGAAATTGATTTGGCTTGTTGCGTTTAGCGGCGAAAAGAACTACATTGAAGCGGCGATTGACGTGAACCCCGGTTCGTGGATTCATCTTGCAGTCACCAAGCAAGGAACGGCGTATCGCTTTTATGTCAATTCGCAACTTGTCAAGGCGGTATCACACACCGGGACACCAACCGGAATTTCATTGAACCAAGACTATTACGGCGGCGATTGCCTGGGATTCGGGCTTCTTGATGACTTGAAAGTGTACAACATTGCGTTGTCGCAACAAGAAATCATCGAGGAAACCGCGTCACAAACAACGTTGACATACCTTTTGGACGGCGTGAACTTGAAGTCATACGGCGTTTATGTGTCCGGTTCGGATGGTGTCGTTGACCGCCCGAAACTGAAAACGCCGAAAAGCATTTCTTGGGACAACTATCACGGCGAAGTCGTTGACCTGGAACATAAGTTCTATGAGCCGCGCGAAATCACCTTGTCATGCTTCATCAAGGCGAAGTCAAAACAAGACTTCGTGCAGCGTTGTTCCGACTTTGAACACCTTTTCGACAAGAAAGGGACACAACGTTTGTCAATCAACGTTCACCCGGTCAAACCTTTGGTGTACGAAGTATATTGCAAGGATTCCATCACCATTTCAAAGACCTGGAACGAATCGTTGATGGTCGGAACGTTCAAAATCAAGTTGATTGAACCCGACCCCGTGAAGCGCGTCTTGAAACACACCGTGACATCCAATGAAACCAGGGTTTGCACAATCGACATCCTTTCGTTGAAGTATTGCAACATATATTGGGGCGATGGTACGGTTGACATGGATGTTGCCGGAAGTGATGAAGTGCAGCACATCACACACACCTTTGACAATACGGGCGAATATTTCCCTATTATCACGGGTTGCATTGACGAAATACAGAGTTTTGAAACAAACGCAATCATTGTATGGAACAAATTATAATGACGCGACCAAATGGAAACCGTGTGCCGATTGCAGTTCGGCGCACGGCAACTTCCATCAAGTCAGCAACGCAAGCGTGGAACTTGAACGGTGAAGAAACGGTCAACATCATCGTTGAATCACCATTTCCACAACAATACGAAATCGGCGACAAGATAACCGTTTTCGGGCGTGACTATACGTTGAACCGAACCCCGGTGATGAAGAAAACCGGAATGCACGATTTCCAATACACGTTGACGTTTGAGGGCGCGCAATATGACCTTTTGCGTGTTCTCTACAACTTGAACATCGAAACGACCGGGAACACGCTTCAAGATGTCCAGGCGGAAACGTTGACGGGAACGTTGCAAAAGTTCATGCAAGTATTGATTGCGAACGCGAACCGTGTCTTTCCTGGGAAATGGTCACTTGGTGCATGTCCGGAAACTGAATACAAGACAATCGGCTTTGACGGCGAAAATTGCCTTGCAGTCTTGCAGACCCTTTGCAACGAGTTTTCGAACGATGGAAAAAACGAATACGTTGAATTTGAAATCATCACATCGGGCGGCGTGAACACCATCAACATGAAAAAGGTCGGAACGGTCTTGCCGTACACGTTCAAGTTCGGACGCGGCGGCGGTCTGTATGAACTTACGCGCCAAAATGTCACATCATCCGACATTGTGACAAGATTGAACGTGTTCGGTTCGTCTGAAAATATTTCGTTCCGCTATCGTGCAAAACGTCTTTGCCTACC